CCTCCTCAAAGAGGGTTCCTGTCACGAGAGCTTACGCCGTGACGTCGGAATGCAAAGTAGGGTTCATAGCCCTAGGCATACTGGATCTAGTAAGAACTAGGTTCCGATGGGAACAGTGTTTGAATGATTATCAAACACTAACTGTAATCTGGTGTTAATCACACCACAGAGCTCCAAAGGAGGGACTGTCTATGACGGCGAAGACTTCTTCGGCACGTAAGAAATGCGGCAGGAACTATAATTCCCACCCAATGGGTGTAGGCCGTAAGTTAACTTACTTGGCTCATTTAAACCCAGCGATTGATGTGTCGCTGGTTGACTTATTCTCGGTATATGATATACCAGAAGAGGTTCAAGGCAAGTGTATCACACTCATCCTAAAGTTTCTGGAAGAATTCAAACGAATTGCTTCTCATATGGGAAGACCAGATAACATATCTGAGTTTTATGATGCCTGTAAGAATCGTTTTCAAGATCTTACAAAATTAAATGGTATCATTTGCACAGATGCAAAGGATCTAGAGGAAGTGAACGTTTATGTAACATTCAATAACGGTACCCATCTATTCAATGGTAGATGGTCGAGATCGACTCATGTCTATGGTCTAGACAATGATGAAGTTTTACAGCTCTGGGAATCTACCCAAAGACCTGGATGCTACAAATGGCTTTATCTAGCCGATCTGTATGTGTTATCGTGGGCAACTGCTCACGAAAGCGATGACTCATGGGCTGAAGCCCATGAGGGTAATGACTACGATTCATGGCAAATCGCAGAATGGGTTTCTACAATAGTATGCTCTATTGGTAGAGTATATGAAGATATGCGACCTAATGAAGCATATGCTAAGTCTTTCGAGCAAAAATCTCTAGCTCGTCTTAAGGAAGGGCATGAATTAAATCATGACTCTGAATGGTATCAGATACTACTAGAAGTAGCTGATGATATTAAATGTAAGAGAGATCTTCCTTACATTCGAGATATCAATCTAGCTATAGCTAGATCGGGAATATGGTCAATCGGAAACGATTGGTCCTATAGAGATTACCATCTTTCCTTCAGAAAGACTGGATCGACTTTCCAGAATAAATCTTATCCTGGTCTATATGCCAGTCTGTACGAAATTGATATTCCGACAGAACGGAGTAGGCTATTTGATGAGTTTACTGGATATCAGTCTCATTACAATAAAGAAGCCAGCGCTGATGTTCATCAGCCTGTAGGACGGACGATTACTATCGAACAACATAAGATAGATCGACGTGTTATCCACATGGGTTCTAACCCAGTGCAAGATCGATTGAATTACATCCATAGAAGAATTCAAAGATTTCTCAATCTTCTGCCAGAAGATTGCACAACCAATCAAAGTCGAGGAGTCGACTTTGCCATGCGTGTCACTGCACCTCGGTATCGTGCCGAGTACAAGCGCAATATTTATTCCCTTGATATCAGTAAAGCTACTGATACAATAGACCTTGAGTTTCAGATGGAAGTATTATCCATACTCCTTCCTGATGAAGTTATCG